CAAAAGCTGGTTTGTCTCTTAAGAGATGGTTCAAAGAGGACTGGAAAGATGTTAAAACGGGTAAAAAATGTGGTCGTCAAAAGGGTGAAAAGCGTAGTACGCCTTATTGTAGACCGAGTAAAAGAATTAGCTCGAAAACTCCGAAAACTACTAAGGAGATGACAGCAACAGAGAAGCGTAGTAGAATAAGACAAAAGAATAGATTAGGTCAACCAGCAGGCGCACCTAGAAGGGTTAAAGCTTTGAGAAGAAAGAAGAAATAAATGGCAACCTCAAGCTCAAGAGATTTTGATTTAGATGTAGGAGAACTTATCGAAGAGGCATACGAAAGATGTGGCTTGGAGATGAGAACTGGGTACGATGCTAAAACTGCTAGACGTTCTCTAAATCTTATGTTTGCTGATTGGGCAAACAGAGGACTTAATTTATGGACTGTAACTCAAGAAACAAAAGCAGTAACCTCTGGTACAGCCACTTATACATTATCTAGTGAGTTTGTTGATTTGTTGGAAGTTGTGTTAAGAAATAGTTCTGGTACAGACTTTACTCTTACACAAATGAGTCGTGGTGAGTATTTAAGAATTCCAAACAAAGGTAACACTGGGCAACCAAGTCAGTATTTTTTTGATAGACAAACCACCCCTACAATTACATTGTGGTCAACACCAGATACATCTTATACTTTAGTTTATTATTATGTAAGACGTATTCAAGATGCAGATGCACTAGTTAATACAACAGATGCACCTTTTAGATTTTTACCATGCATGGCTGCTGGACTCGCTTACTATTTATCAATAAAAAGAGCACCAGATAGAATACAAATATTAAAAGCTGTGTATGAAGAAGAGTTTCAAAGAGCCATGTCAGAGGATGCAAATAGCACACCACTAAAGTTGACTCCTAATATTTCATACTTGAGGTATTAAAATGGCTAGATATGCAAGTGGTAAAAGAGCATGGGGATACTCAGATAGATCTGGTTTTCGTTATCGTCTTAGGGATATGATAAAAGAATGGAATGGTCTCAAAGTTGGTATAGATGAGTATGAAGCCAAACACCCACAGTTAGAGCCTAATTATCCAGGCCCAGATCCGACAGCCTTATACGAGCCAAGACCAGATAGCAGAACTGAAGTGACTGTAGAGAATCTTCTCGTTTTAAATCCTTTTTCATCTGGTGCTGCTAGTAGTAACACCATAACAGTCATAGAGCCATCTCATGGTAGATCAACAAGTGATACAGTTAGATTTAGAGATGCAAAAGGTTTCGATGGTTTTACTGCAACTGTTTTGAATAATTCTTCTGGATATGCTATAACAAAAGTAGATGATAACACCTATACGTTTACTGCAAGTAGCGGTACTGCAACCACTGGTGGATTGAGAGGTGGTGGTGGATCGGTTACTGCGGGACCTGTAACATTGGGGACATAAATGAGTTTTACGAAAGCAACATTAACAACAGCAATACAAGATTATACTGATAATTCAGAAACAACTTTTGTTAATAATATACCTAATTTTATAAAAGCCTCTGAAGAAAAAATATTAAAAAGCGTAGATTTAGATTATTTTAGAAAAAATGTGACAAGTGCGTTAACATCATCAGATGCTTTTTTAACAGTGCCTTCTGATTATCTTGCATCCTTTTCTTTGCAGATAACAACATCTGGATCTGAAAGTTTCTTGTTACAGAAAGACGTAAACTTTTTAAGAGAATACACACCAGCTTCAACAACAACTGGACTACCAAAATATTATGCTAGGTTTGATGAGGATAACTTTATTCTAGCACCCACACCAAATAGTAATTATACAGTGCAATTAAATTATTTTTACAGACCAGCCAGTTTAACGGCAGGTTCTGATAGTGGCACAACATGGGTTAGCACCAATGCACCTTTTGCTCTACTTTACGGATCTCTTGTAGAGGCTTATACTTTTATGAAAGGTGAGCCAGATGTGATACAAAACTATAACGGATTGTTCACACAATATTTAGAAAGAGTAAAAGATCTTGGAGAGGCAAGAGAAAACACAGATGGTTATAGAGTTGGTCTGCCATCGAGACCGAGAACATAGGAGTAGAAAATGGCAACAGCAAATGCAGCAACCAATTATCTAGAGAGACGATTATTACATTTTATATTTAAAAATAACTCTCTTAGTTTTTCATCACCTGGTGATAGTATTTATGTAGGACTTGCAACGGCAGTAAGTGCAGCAGAAACTGGCTCTTTGACAGAAGCTACGTTTACTAATTATGCAAGACAGCAAGTCACGGCAGCGAACTGGACTACAATAGGTGCAGATTCAACAGACACACAAACAGCAGTCAATGCCGCCAATATTGAGTTTCCAGCATCTGGTGGAACTAACAATACAATCACACATGTGTTTCTTGCAGACGCATCTAGCAGTGGTAACATATTATTTGTTGGTGCATTAGATGCAAGTAAGGCAATAGCTAGTGGTGATATATTTAGAATTAATGCAGGTAACTTAACAATAGAGCTTAAATAATGGCATTAGTATTAAATGACAGAGTAAAAGAAACTACAACCACAACTGGAACTGGAACATTTACTTTGGCTGGTGCAGTTACTGGGTTTGAGACTTTTGGTGCTGGTGTTGGTAATTCTAACACAACATACTATGCAGTTACATTACCTGGGTCATCAGAGTTTGAAGTAGGATTAGGGACACTAAATGGTGATTCATCTACTTTAGCTAGAACAACAGTTATAAGTAGTTCAAACAGTGATGCCGCAGTTAACTTTAGCTCTGGAACAAAAACTATATTCTGCACAATACCAGCATCTAAGTCAGTATTTTTAGATGCAAGTGGTAACGCATCAGTAGGTGCAGATCTATCTGTAGGAGATGATCTTACAGTAGAAGGTGGATTAATTGACCTTAGATCTAATAGTGGGTCAGCCTCGCAAATTAAATTTTACTGTGAAGTTAGTAATGCTCATGCACAAACATTAACAGCACAAGCTCACTCTGTAGGAGCTAGTAATACATTAACTTTACCAGCAGGTAGCAGTTCAACATTAGTGTCAGAATCAGCTACACAAACACTAACAAACAAAACTATTGATGCTTCTCAACTATCTGGAACGGTAGCAAATGCGAGATTAGATGCAGAGCTACAAGCATTAGCTGGTTTAACATCAGCAGCAGATAAAGGTATACAATTCACTGGATCAGGAACTGCATCAACATATGATTTAACAACAGCAGGTAAAGCGTTACTTGATGACGCAGATGCTGCTGCTCAAAGAACAACATTAGGATTAGGCACAGCCGCAGTTGCAGCAACTGGTATATCAAATACAAATGTGCCAGTGTTTACATCAGGTGTAGCTGATAATGACTTCTTGCGTGTAGATGGAACATCGATAGAGGGCAGAAGTGCATCTGAAGTGTTAAGTGATATTGGTGGTCAAGCCTCATTAACTTTTGGTATATCAAACACTAATGCAGTTAAG